GGGGAGATACGATGCGCTCTGTCAGAGAAACGGTACAGTCAAGACTTATCGTGATAGCAATAAAGACGATGTTATTGACCTTGACGTACAGTCTATTACTGAAGGCTATTACGGAATCAACATTCATAAAGCAGGGTCTTCCTCGACCCAAGTAGATAAGTGGTCTGCAGGATGCCAAGTGTTTAGCCATAGCGATGACTTCGAGGAGTTCATGAGCATCTGTTATGCGGCTAAGAATAAGTGGGGGAATAGCTTTACGTACACGCTTATTGAAGAGCCTGTATAGTGGAAGCTTTACTTGATTCCCTATTAGCTGATGGACACCTTGGTGTCTTTGCTGCGTTCTTGGTGTACCAGTTCTTCACAATGCAGAAGCGCCTGGACAAGCTGGTAGAAGGCTTCCAGGAGCAGCTTGATGAGATACGTAAAGAGTATGGTGAGCGATCTGAAAAGATGCGAGAGCGGTACGATAAGGTAATTAAAGAGTATCGAGATAGAGAAGACTCACAATCAAAAGACTTTTTGATTACTCGAACTAGAGTTCATAACGATATAGTTTCTAAGCTTGATCGTATTATTGATTCGTTTAGGTCTTAGATATCTACTCTTCTTCTGGCTCTGAATTAATCAAGTTTCTAATTGCTATACCACCTACAGTCTCAAACTGAGTACCGTTGTCCCAGGCGTCTTCAATCATACGAATGTACTGCGCTCTAAATATACGATCTATATCCCCTACAAGCTCCCACCTGCAGGTATAGCCTTGGTTCCACCACTGAGGACACAACCGTGCAAGAAGAGAACACGCCTGTTGGTATACAGATAAAGCAGACTCTCTTGATACAAACGGTATTCTCATTTCTATAAGTGCAGCCAGTTCTATTAACTGTGCAGCTTTGTCTGCATCTAATGCTAATACAAGAGCAACAAGTGTTGCATGTCGTATGCTTGCATGTCTTGGAAACAAAAGATCATGTGCTGTCCAGTCAACCGATATGCCGTGAGCAAAGGTTAGCGCTGTACACTCATAGCCAATGGCAGCGGAGTCTAGTATTCGCTGGTTGACTAATGCTTGAACTATCTTTCTATATCTATATTGTGATCTTTCAGATACAGTTGCTTCATTGTTTGGAGTAAGTCTATCTATTACTTCTCTTGCACATGCGTCTGCCCAGGCGTGCAGTTCTTCACGATCACACCCAAGAACATCAGGCACAGGCGTAGGCAGTAATACATTTTTGTATCTCCACAGCTTACCGTCTCTACCAAGAAAGATCTCTTTCCTGTCTGGGCACATACCTAATACATGATTTGTAATACCTATCTGTATTAGTCCAGCATTAAGTATCCTCCACTTAGATCTCTTGCCTTCCTTCTTGTGATACCAGCCTATAGGTACGCCTAATGTATTTAGATTTACACGCCCTTCATAGAAAGATTTGTTGGGGTATACGTCAGTTTTTCTTTTATATATTCGTTTGCTCGCCACTGCCTATGGCCTCAATAAGTTTAATACAATCTTTCATAGAGAACTCAAGCGCACTCTTGAGCCTCAACAGTGTGGTCAGGGACGGCGTGCGCCTCCCGGACTCGTAGTAGCAGATGGATGCGGCTGTGACGCCAACACGGCGCGCAAGCTCGCCCTGAGACATGCCTCTGTCATGCCTGCGTTTCCGAAGAATCCCACCAATCACAAGGGCTTTGCCCTTGTGCGCGACCTCATCGAGACTTTTCACTTGACACCTCCCTTGACCGTCAGTTAACTTCCCGAAGCTGTCACGGCAACAGCGAACCAAGAAACACCTTCCCGAGATGGGCTTAAATTATGAACCTGAATCCGAAAGAAACAGAGAAACAAGTACTAGGTACACTACTTTTATCTAGTGGTACTAAACTAGTACTAGTAGATGATGTACTAAAAGTTAATTACTTTTCTAATGAAGAACATAAGAATATTTATAAATGGATATTAGATAGATACTCTTCAGAATTACCAGCAGATGCTATATCACTTGTTGAAAGTGTAGGTACTAAGACAGTAAAGAAGTATGGTGGTGTTGCTTATGTATGTGGTCTTGGAGATGAGACACTGCCAGTTGACTCTCAACTTAGAGAGTATGCAAAAAGAGTAGCATCATTTAGTAAACTGCGTAGACTTAGTCTTGCTGCAAAGCAAATACTAGGACACTTAGACGACCTTACATTGCCTCCTGATGAGATTGTAAACTTTGCAGAGACATCCATCTTAGATGTTAGCGGAGAGATTGATTCTATACAGGGTATTTTATCAATCAAAGAAGCTGCCGCCGAACGTAAAGCATCTTGGAAAAAGATTATGGACGGCCAGGAGGTGGAGTATGTCCCTACTGGCTTTGGTTCTTTCGATGAACATTACGTTGGATGGCCTCGTGGCTACATGACAATCATTGGTGGTCGCCCTGAGATTGGTAAGACCATGTTCTTGGTGTCTGCTGTCCTCCGTGCTGCAATGTCAGGCATACCCCAGGGGGTACTCTCCATTGAGATGCCACGGTGGAAGCTAATCGATAGGATGGCGTCTATTATTGCTGGCGTACCAATCACAGGATTGCATGAGAAGAGCGATAAAGATGCTGAACTTGTAATGGAAGCTGCTGATGCGCTAATGCAAGAGCCAATCTTTCTCGATGATTCATCATCAACTGCAGACTCTGTTGAGTCTTCTATAAGAAGAATGGCAAGACAGCATGGCTGTAAGGTTATTTGGATTGACTACCTACAGTTGATTAGACCTCCAGCACATTTGCCAGCTAGTCGTAATAGGTCGTGGGAAGTTGATGAGATTAGTGAGACACTGCGGCGTTGTGCAAAGCAAGAGAACGTTGCAATAGTTTCTTTAATGCAACTAAACCGTGGTGCTGAAGAGGCGTTTACAGATGGCAGAAAAGGAGTTCCAGGTTCGCAACACTTTAGGGGGTCAGACAAGCCTTTGCATGACTCTGCGCTTGCGTTTGGTTTGTATAGACAGTTCCAATACAAGAAGCCCAAGAAGCAAACTGGTGAAGAGTATACAAATGAAGAGCTTGCCGACATGTTTCAGCCGCTTGAACTCATTGCTCTCAAGAGCAGGGACCACTCCAAGAAAGACATGACACTATGGTCCAGGCTTAGGCTTCAGAGGGTCTACGATGATTGCGATGAGGGCTTCTCTTCTCCTAACTGGAGCCCTCACTTTATCTCTTGACTACATTTAAACCTGTTGTTAAGGAGTAGCTGTGACAAGAAAGAGAAGAACGGCAGACTTAAGTGCTGCTGACTTTAGATATAGGTTGCATCTATTAGCAAAAGCTAAGAACAAGACAGTAAAACAAATACATGAAGAAGCTGGTGTGAATCCTCGGCATACCAGAGACATTATCTCAAGAGGAAAGCGTCCGACATTTCGCTTATTAGAGCGGATTTTAAAACCGCAAGGCATATCAATACTTCGATTTACCGGAGATATAAAAAGCCTTGCATTAGTTCTCAAAAAGGAGAATCACAATGAGTAACTGGGAAACAGTGTGTAGTAAGTTGTCAGAGCCATTCAATGATAAAGATGTATTCTGGCGTGTGGATAGGTCATTCGGTAACTGGGCTCGCGTCCTTTGTTATCTTGATGCCAGGGCTGTAATGGACCGACTGGATGATGCTGTTGGTCCAGAAAACTGGCGTGATGTTTATGAAGAAACGCAGAGTGGTAAAAACATCTGCACTCTTTTCATTCGTGTTGGTGATGACTGGGTAAGCAAAAGCGATGGCGCAGGTAATACAAACATTGAAGGAGATAAGGGTGGACTATCTGATGCGTTTAAACGAGCAGGAGTAAAGTGGGGTATTGGCCGACACCTATATTCTCTTGGTGAAACCAAGGTAAACCTGTCTGAGCAGAGGCCCAACTGCGAGAAGCACTACCTTGTAGTTGCAAGTAAGCGAGGAGAGAAGACCAAGTACGGTGTTGCTCCATCAGTACAAGAACTACAGAAGAACTTGTATCCAAGGGGTCGTCGCATTGAGAGAATCCGAAACGTACTCCGTGAGGAAAGAGTTGACGTAGGAGACATTCCATTAATCTTGGAAGCGGGAACAGCCATTATAAAGGAAGGCAAGTTTACTAAGCTTGGACTTAAAGAGGTCAACCCGAATGAGTTGAGTGACAGTCGTCTAAAGATACTCTCGCAAAGACTCCTTGAGTGGCATGACAAGGGAACGTTTAAGCAAATGATAACCGACTACATATCGTTTAATTCGTAGGAGGTGAGTGATGTCATTCGGACACAGGTATCCGGCCAGTGTATTCCTTATAGGGTACATAGAAAGTGCAAAGAAGCTTGCTGACAGTAAGCACTCAGGAATACGAGTAGCAGCAAAGCTTTACAATCCAAGCGAGAAGGACAGGAAGTACGACTTACGTATTCCTATTCTCTCTTACGGTAGACCAGCAAAACATATGCTGGACTACGGTAAGTCCGGCGACCTTGTAAGCATTGTCGGAAGAATGAGCACAACAAGTGGATCTGTATGTGTAATTGCAGAGCTAGTAAAAACATTAGATGAGGATACAGAGTATGATATTTGAACAACAAACAGATTTAATGGGCAATCATTTCTGGTTGCCAGACCTATCTAAAGTAATCTCACAGAGGTTATCAAAACCATCCAAGCTTTTAAGTGACAAGCACTGCGCTAAATCTATAGGCGATTCTGTACTTAGACAATTGGATGAGGGGCATGAGCAGACCGGAGGTCTTCGTCTGTCTCAGAGTGGTACATGTGTAAAGCAGTTGGCATATCAGTACCATCATGCAGAAGGTAACGGTATGCAGATAGATGCTGCATCTAAGATAGCGTTTGTAATAGGTGACATTACTGAGTCCATCCTTGTGTCCGCACTAATGGAGGGCTTCGAGCAGTCTGGACTTGGTCACTTGTATTGTGCTGGTGCTGACCAGGAGACCGTACACTTACCTGTTGCAATTAAAGATGGATACACAGCATCTATAGCTGGCCATCCTGA